AGTATTACGAGCTAATCGAACAAGCTCGGGACATGGACCGCAACGACGCACTTGTCGGCATTCTGGCTGATCGTCGCGTTGATAACATCGTTCAAAGTGGATTCACGCTTGACCCTAAGACTGGCGACAAGGGGCTAGACAATGCACTGTGGCAATGGTGGGAGGACGTTTCAACCGATCCTGATCAATGCGACATTGCTGGTGAACTCACCTGGAAGGAAATCGAGCGTCAGGCTTGCCGCAGCGAATCGGTTGACGGCGATATTGTTGTTACCGGAACCGAGGAAGGGCCGTTTCAGCTTCTGGAATCACATTTAATTCGCACGAAGTCGAAGGTCGAAGACACGTTTCTCGGAGTTACGACGAATCGAGTCGGGCGTCGCGAGCAATACCACGTTGCGGAAGAGCTGAGCGAGTTCGGCCAGTTTGGCGAATGCACTCCGATTGATGTCCGCAATGAAGACGGGATCCGGCAGGTCTTTCATGTCTACAACCCAAAGCGAGTAAACCCAACTCGGGGCGTCACTCAGCTGGCCCCGGTGTTTTCAATCTCCGGAATGCTAGAAGACATCAACTTTGCGAAGCTCGTGCAGCAGCAGGTTGTGAGTTGCTTTGCGGTGTTCCGTAAGATGGCAGCCGGGGGAAATCGCCTGCCGTCTGCCGACAGTGCCTATGGCGACGCAACCACAGAAACATCTCAGGCTGGAACGCGACAGCTTGAAGGCGTTTCGCCTGGCATGGAAGTCATCGGTCAACCTGGGGAAGAACTGCAAGGCTTCAGTCCAAACGTTCCAAACTCCGAATACTTTCAACAGGTCAAGCTGATTCTGCAAATCATCGGCGTGAACTTTGGCCTGCCTCTCTGTCTGGTCTTGATGGACGGCAGCGAGACGAACTTTTCCGGATGGCGTGGGGCAGTTGATGAGGCTCGCAAAGGATTTGTTGCCGACCAGCAGAATCTGGTGAGACGCCTGAACCGACCGGCGTACATTTGGAAGTTGTCTCAGCACCTGAAAGAAACAAAAGACGCTGCACTTCGCAAGGCTGCCAGCAAACTCGGTGACGGCATCTTCCGCCACAATTGGAACCTGCCGACGTGGAGCTACATCGAACCAGTTGCGGACGCTCAGGGCGATGCTGAACAGTTAAAGAATGCTTTAACATCTCCGCGAAGACTACACGCGGCACGGGGCAAGGACTGGGAAGATATTGCAGAAGAGTCGAGTGCTGACAATGCGTTCGCCATTCAGAAGGCACAGACGCAAGCTGCTGCGATTAACGCAGAGTTTCCGAATGGACCACAGATCACCTGGCGGGATCTGATCGCGTTGCCGATGCCTGCGGGAACGACGATGGCAATGCAAGATCCGGCAGCGATCGCTGTACAGGAAAAGACGGCTGGCATGGACGGAGAAGGCGAGCAGCCAACGGGCGAATTTGCGGGATTGTCTACCCAGCAATGGAACCGAAACAGAAAAGCAATCGCAAAAGTTTTGGAAGAACTGGCTCGCGGAGAATCGAGCGAACAGGCCGCGCGAGTGTATCTCGGCGGGATCGGACTCACGCAGCAGTCTGTTGACGCCTTAATCACGGACGCGATGGACGGCACTGTGGACACGCCAGAGGTTTTGAAGGATGTGCCAGAATCAAAAGGCAAGCCAGCGGCCAAGCGTAAACGAAAAGCCAAGGTGACAGCATGACAAAGACAATCAGAATTGACGGAGTGATTGGCAGCGGAGAAAACGAAATTTCCGCTGCGATGATCCGCGAGCAACTTCCGCAAAACGGCACTGATGAGATCGCGGTAAAGATCCACAGCGAAGGCGGGTCAGTCTTTGAAGGCTTTGCAATCCATGATGCGTTCGCCGCGTATCAAGGCCCGAAGACGCTGTCGATTGAATCGTCTGCGTTTTCAATCGCTTCCTTCATCGCCTGTGCATTTGATGACGTGGAGATCAGCAGCAACGGCTACATGATGCTCCACAATCCGTACGCAGCGGTTGAGGGCGACGATGAAGACTTTGCCCGCCAGTCGGAAATGCTCGGCAAGCTGAAAACGTCGATGGTTTCTGCCTACGCTCAGCGATCTGGCAAGAGCGAAGACGAGATCAAGGCCATCCTGAAAAACGAAACATACTTGAACGCTCAGCAGTCTGTTGAGATGGGACTGGCGAAACGAATTGCCGGTCAGCCAGTTATTGGGCGAGCGTTCGCAAAAGTCAAAACCATGCCGCACGGAGTTGTTGCTGCTCTATTCGGAGCAGGCTCGGACGGCGAGAACCGCGAGACAGAAGGAAAACCAATGTCTACCGCACCAGTCGCCGCCACGATTCAAGAGATCAAAGCGGCATACCCGAAGGCCAAGTCTGACTTCATTGTCAAGTGCCTTGAGCGATCGTTGCCGATGGCATCTGTGGCTTCAGCCGCTGCCGAGGAAATGATGAGCGAAAACGAAGACCTGAAAAAGCAGGTCTCCGCAATGCAGGAAGAACTCGCCAAGTACAAAGCAATGGATGAAGAAAAAGCCAAGGCGATGGAAGGCGAAAACGACGAAGAAGAGAAGCCGGAAATGGCAATGGAAGACGAGGAAAAAAAGGTCGAAGCCAAAGCAAAGTCAGGCGTCAAGCCAGTTGCCAAAGCTCGCACAGGTGGACCGTCTGCCAGTGTCCGCTGGAATCAGGCCGTCGATGCCGCAATGGCAAAGACCGGCAATAACAAGATGAAGGCGGTGGCATTGGCGAACCGCAACCACCCGGGACTTCGCGAGGCGTTTCTCGCAGAAGCGAACGCTCGCTGATTCGCGGCGTTAATTTCAACCAATCATCACTTCTGTGAGGAACGAATATCATGAGTCAGTATTTTGAAACACCAGTTGTGCCAGATACAGCTGCCGCAGCTGTTGCTCAGTATCTTCGAGTGAAAACTCCAGGTGCTGTTGCTGTTGCCGGTGCACTCGATCAGTCATTCGGCACGATGGAATTGCCATGCGTTGCGGCTGGGCCTTGCTCAGTGCGAGTTAAGACGGCAGAAGGCACTCAGAAAATGGTTGCTGCGACAGCAATCACCAAGGGAAATTACGTTTACGGCGCAGCATCCGGAAAGGTGTCCGCAGTCGCGAACGGGAATGTCGAAGGCATTGCCAAGGAAACCGTCACTGCCGATGGTGACATCATTGAAGTGCAGCCAATCAATCAGACCGTGCAGAACGGCGTGACTCTTGCGGCTGCGAGCGGGGCGATTGCACTTGTTCCCGGAACAGTTGTCATCACCAAAACAGGTTCACTCGCTGCAATGACACTGGCAGCACCAACAGCTGCGCAGGACGGCTTGCTGCTCACTGTAACTTCCGCGACAGCATTTGCCCACACGATTACAGCGACAAGCCTGATCGAAGACGGCGTGACCGGCGGAGCCAAGACGACAGCAACCTTTGCGGCATTTGCCGGGGCCACCATCGTTCTCGTGGCCTACAACCTGAAATGGCACACGGTAGCCCTCAAGGCCGTTACCGTCGCCTGATGAAGCCCGATGCGTTCCCCGGTGGAGGTGGCCACCAAAGCCGGGGAACTTTACTTTCTGTTCCATAAATCGCGTTGCATCGGGAAGAAAGAAATGCAATGCCATCGCCAACAAGTAGCTTGGCTACACAGCGGCCGGATTTGGCCACGTTTTTGGAGTTCGATCTGGAGTCTGAAAAGGCTGGTTACATTGCAACGCAGGTTTTTCCTGTGATCGATGTGATGAGTCAGGCCGGAAACTTCGGAAAGATTCCGATTGAGCAGCTGCTTCAGCAGCGAGATACGAAGCGAGCGCCCGGAAGCGGGTACGCTCGCGGGAACTGGACGTTCGAACCAGCGACCTACGCCACGGAAGAACACGGTGCGGAAGAACCCGTCGACGACCGTGAATCGAAGATGTACGCAGACTACTTCCAGGCAGAGCAGATCAGCACAATGCGTGCGTTTTCTGCTGTGCTGCGAAATGCAGAACAGCGTGTTGCCGATGCGGTTTTCAATACGACCACTTGGAACGGTGCGTCTTTAACGACTGCAATCACGCACGAATGGGACGACGCAACAAACTGCGTTCCTCTCACCGACGTGGAAGCAGCCGTGCAAAAGATTTATGACAACAGCGGTCTTTGGGCCAACGCTCTTGTCATCAATCGCAAAGTGTTCCGAAATCTTCGCAACAGTGCTCAGGTAATCGATCGAATTGAATCGAACGGTGCTGGCAATGCGGCAAAGGCGTCTGACATCACTGCTCAAATGCTCGCGGCTGCGTTTGACCTGGATTACATCATTGTTGCCGGCACAAGCAAGAACGGTGCGAAGGAAGGTCAGGCAGCTTCCCCATCGCAGATCTGGTCCGGCGAATACGCAATGATTTGTCGCGTTTCGACGAGTGCCGACATGCGAGATCCTTGCATCGGTCGCACGTTCCATTGGGCTCAGGATGGCTCGTCAATCGGCGGGACTGTCGAAAGCTATCGCGACGAACGTGTTCGCGGTGACGTGATCCGAGTTCGCCACGATGTGGATGAGCTGGTTCTGTATCCACAGGCCGGGCACTTGCTCAGCAACATCACAACTTGAGGTTGATAATGGGAACGACATTCGACTCACACTTTGCATCTGCAGGGTTCCCGATGTTGCTCGACAACTTCGGGGAGTCGGTTGTCTATTTTCCAAATGGCGGCGGGAGACGTCCGATTCTCGCCATTATCGAGCGTAACCCGCCCGCCATTTTTGATGCCTCCGGGAATGCTGTTTTACCGACAGCAACGATTCGTGTTTACAACTCTTGCCGGTCTGGGATCGCATCCAGCGAGATCAACGTCGGCAAGGATGAAATTGAGTTTGTGCTGAAGGTCGGGCAGACACTTTCGAAGCGGTTTTCTTTCATGACTCTGATGTCGCAAGACGCAGGGGTTTGTCAGTTTGCGGTGGTCTAATGACTGAACCAGTCAACGAACGAATCGTAGCGAATGTTCGCAGCCGCATGGCTGTCGCATTCTCTACGGCCGTTCGCTCAGCACAGATTGCCACATGGCAGCCGAAAGATTTAGTCGTGGTCGTCTCTCAAGGCGATCCAACGCCAAATGCTGAATTGAGCTATCCCGGAAATCCGCACGTGATTGCTTACGACATGGAAGTCATTGTTGCCGGGGTTGTAAAGCCATCGGATGAAGAAACTACAGCGATCGACACGTTCAAGAATCGCATGGGTGCTGACATTATCGCGGCGGCTACTAATGCAACGAACTGGCATCAATGGGGCGGGCTGGCAATCAACACGACTCTGGGCCCGATTGAATCCTACACAGAGGAAACGGGCGGGCGGTCAGGTGTAATGGTGAAATTGCTGGTGACGTATCGAGTACCGGAGAACGATCCCACGACGGTGTCAGCATGATTGCAATTGAGATAAACGCAGATCAGCTAAAGCGACTCGCGGAGTCAGTGTCGGCAGCAAAAAAAAGCCTGACAAAAGAACTGGCCGCCGCGATCAACGCAGTGTCAAAAAAAACCAAGCTGGAAATGGGCCGGGAAATCAGAGCAACTATCAACATAAAAAAGGATGAAGCAGAAAAGCCGCTCAGCATCAGGGCTGCGGCATCGCCGCAAAGCCTGCAGGCGGTCGTTTCATTGAAGAAAACGCCGAGACTCGGTCTGAGACATTTTGGAGCACGACAGGACAAACGCGGCGTCTCGTTCAAGATTTCAAAGGCGGGCGGGCGCGGTCGAGTCGACGGCGCTTTTATGGGACCGAATCCCAAGGCTGTAAACATAAACTGGCGAGGCAATGCGTTTAAGCGAGAAGGAGCCGGGCGTCTGCCAATAGTACAGATCAAGGGCGTGTCGGCTTATGGGGCATACGTCAAGAACAATCTGGCAGGCCCGCAGGTCGAAGCAGTCAATGCGGAACTCACGAAACAAATAGAACGTCGAATCAATCTCAATGTCCTGCGAGCCAACGGGCTTGTGACGAACTAGGAAAACAACATGCCATTGCTAAGACGACGTGCCGTTTTTGCCGCCAAGACCGAGACCACTGTCGGCACTGCCGAAACGATCACCGGGGCGGAAGGTGCCTACAACGCTCGCGACTTTTCCATTCAGCCGACGGTTGCGGTCACTCGCCGCGAAGGCCAAGGCGGGTTCAATTACCTTGCTGGAATTCCAGAAGGAATGATGGGCACATGCACCATCGTTCATGACCTGAGCTATGACGGAACAACAATTCCGACATGGGCCAGCGTGTTGCTTCCCGCGTGTGGGTGGGTTGATACTTCAGGCACGTTTTCGCCAGTGTCAGAAGGGCCGGGAGGATCTGGCGGCGTAAAAACGCTGACCATCGCGCACTACAAGGACGGCAAGCGGTCGCTGCTGTCAGGTGCGATGGGCACGTTCAAGATTAGTTGCCCAACGGGAAAAGTGGCGTTCATTACGTTCACCTTCACTGGCAAATACTCCAGCAACGAAACCGACACGGCAATCATCGCCCCGACGTACCCAACGACACTACCGCTGAGGTTTTCTCCCGGCGTTCTGACATGGAACGCGGTGGATCTTTGCACGTCAACAGTAGAGGTGGACGCAGGCAATAGCGTCATCATGCGAGAGTGCGTTGATGTGGCAGATCGCAGCGGCTTTAAGTCGGCTATTGTCACGAATCGCGCCCCGGTCATCACCGCAGATCCAGAATCCGAATTGGTAGCGACGCAGGACCGAGACGCCAAGTGGCTCACGAGTACGGCGGAAGCGTTTTCTATGCGTGTCGGGGTTTCTGGTTCGTCGATCGTGATTGCAGCACCAAAAGCTCAGCTCGAAAATAAGCAGCAGGGCAATCGGTCGGACATGATGACAGACGACTTGACGTGGCTCGCCACAAAAGGCAGTGCGTCTGACACTGAACTTACTATTGCTTTCGATTGAGGATGATATGCCGTTATTTCTTGAGCCTGGCCAAAAATACCCGATCGTGCTGGACATCGACGCGGACAAGCCGAAAGCAACGCAGCCGACGTTTTACGCTCGCTCGCAATCGATGCGAGGTCAGCAAAAAATCGCGGACGTTCTCGACCAGTGGACGCAAAACCCCGACATCTCAATTGAGGTGTTGTCCGGCGTCGTGATTGGCTGGGTCAACATGGGCGGCAAAGAGTTCAGCGCCGAAGAATTGCATGAGGTGCTGAGCTATCAAGAGGCTCGCGAGTTACTTCGCAAAGTAATGTACAACCAACACATAACGGCTGATGAAAAAAAAAGTACAGAGTCGCAGCCCTGATTCGAGGTGGAATGCTGTGCAGGTCATGCACGCGGGGAACATGCCGGAGTCTTAGCACGGCAGACAATCGAGTTGAAATTGAATGCCCTCTGTGCGACGGAGACGGCTGCAAGGAATGTCGAGATGGAACGTTTGAACTGGACGGGTGCCCGAATTCATTCTGTTCACAGATTGTCAGCTCTCTAGACCTGTTTGAATTGTTTCAAAAAGGACTTCCGCCAATTGTGGGCGGCGTATTAGACCAGTCGATCGGCTTCATCGAAGCGGCGCAGTTTTTTCAAGCTGAAGAAGGAAAGGTCAGGTATGAGCGAAGCTGTAGAAATCCTGATCAAAGCTGACGATCAAGCATCAGCAAAACTGGCTGAAGTTGGAGTCAACGCAAGCAAATCAGGGCAACAAGCCGAGCGGTTGATGCGATCGCTGGAGACATCTTCCGAAAAATACAAACGACAGCTGGCGGAGTTAGCACAATATCAGGCGGATGGGGCAATAACCGCTGAGCAATTTGCGAATGCTGAAGATGCACTGTTAAGCAAACTGGCGGATCTCGAAACGAATTCGACTAATGCGAGTTCAGCTCTCAAGGGATTGTCCGAATCGCAGGATGCTGCTGCGGTCAGTGCCGAAAAAACGGCCGAGGCATTTAAGAGCGGAGGCAAGGACGTAAAGGCGGCCTCGGACATGTTTGCCACGCTGGCAAAGATAACGGGCAGCAGCGAATTGGCGGGACTCGCAAGCACTGTTGGCACGGTTACAGACAAGGTTGGGCAATTCAGCGAGGTATCAAAATCCGGTGCTGTTGGAGCCGCAGCGTTTAAGCTCGGGTTGATGGGACTGGCCGCAAGTGCAGGGTTCGCTGTGGGCAAAGTGCTGGGCGATATTATCTGGCAAACCGAAAAGTTCGAGCGGGCAATGGCTAGTGCCAAAGAGACGGCAGCGGAGCTTGACGCACAGCTCAAGAAGAATGCCTCGACGCTAGCTGCAAATGTCCGAGAAGACATTGAACTGATCCGCGATCCAGAAGAAAAGCGAGCGGCATACGCAAAGCTGCTGGGCGACCTTAGCCGCGACATTCAGACCGCGAGCGATGTAGCCGGAAAGAGTGCTCGCGACGCTGAGGAATGGGCTGACGCATGGCAGATCACTGGCAACCGCAAGCAGTATGCCATCGACGCGAAAGAGCAGGCGGCAGCGGATAAGGAGCGACTGGCAGGACTGAAAGATCAACGCGATGAGTTGATGCAAATCGTTGGTGCCAGGGCACAGGAAAACGCAGCGATTCGAGCGTCGAACGAAGCCAAAGACAAATCGGAATCGTATCTGGAAACCCTCCGGCAGGAGGTGGAGTACATGAAAGCGACCCGAGAAGAGCAGATCAAGATTGACGCTCTGCGAAACACGACCGATGAGGACCGAGGCGAAGCGGAACGGCTATTGAAAGAACGCGACGCGATCAAGGCCAAGCAAGACGCGGAACGCGAAGCGGCGGCCGAACAGAAGAAGCTACAAGAAGACGCAATCCGAGCGACGGAAAAGGCAGCAGAAGACGCGGAGCGGGCAAGACAAAAAGCACAGGAAGACCGCGAGAAAGAAGCGGAGCAAATCGCAGAGAATGCGCGACGCGAAGTGCAACGGGTCGAGGATATTATCGCAGCGGAACGCGAACGACTGGAACTGCAGAAGATCGAAAAAGAACAGGGCAAAGAAGCTGCGACGGCGAAGCAGTTCATGAATCAGGGCGTAGACGAAGCCACGGCAAAGCAGTTCGCAGCAGAGCAAGCAGCATTTGATAAGGCGAAGCAAGACGAAGCGGACGCGGCGGCTAAACTTAAAGGCGAAAAGACAGCCGACAAGAAGACGGACGGAGGGCCAGCTCCAGCACTGGCAGCGATGGAATCGCGAATGCTGACACGCGGGCCAGTGGACACTCAATCGCACTGGATGGAGGACGCGGCTAAGTCGCTAAGGCAGATTATGGTCACGTCAACTCGCACGGCAACAGCAGCAGAAATTCAAGCGAAGAAACCAGAGTTCGCGCCTGAAGATGTTGTTATGGTGACAATCGCATGACAGTTCAAAACGTAACAAAAATGTGGAGCAAAACTGGTGGCTCGCTGTCATCAGCAAAACTTTCGGCAATTGATCAGGTTTGGTCGAACACCGAGGGGTATCAGGTGCTTTGTGAGATAGGCGACGAAGAGGACGCGATCGTAGCAGCGGCGGGTATTCCTCGCATCGGAGACCAGCACGGGACGGGAATCAATTCGTACTGTGAGCGGGTAGATCCGCAAAGAGTCAGCCCGATATTCTGGGTTGTGACTGTTTCCTATCGCGGTCTCGTCAATGAGGCGGCCGTCGATGTCGAATGGTCGGATTCGCAGACGACAGAACCAATCGATAAAGACATTAACGGGCGGGCCATTATGACCGCCAATATGGAGCCAGTCGACGGGCTGTCAATGGACGTCGCGGATCAGGTGGTTGTGATTACGCGAAAGTTTACATCGATCAATACGGCCGGGATCGCGTTGTATCGTCGGGCGACGAACTCAGATGAGTTTCTCGGATGGCCTCCCGGAACCGCACGGCTGGTAGGGTTCTCGGCGAAAAACAGATTTGTCTATGGTGGCATTCAAGAGGAATGGACAGTCACGGCGCGGATACAGTTTCGCGAACCTTTTGCAGGAACGACGCCCGCTCAAACGTGGTACAAGCGATGGCGACACGAAGGGCTTTACGTTAGGCAGAACGGTCTCATTGTGCGAGCCGTCGACGACAACTATCAGGAAGTGACTAAGCCAGTCCTGCTGAAAATCGACGGAACGCAGGAAACGAATCCGGACAACGCATATTTCGTCCATACACAGGTATACGGGTCGCTCCCGTACTCCGCATTAGGCTTGATTTAAGAAAGCAAAAAACATGGCATCGCAATTTGACAGCGTGCGAATCTCAGATACGCTCACAATCAAGGAAACCGGAGTTTCTGCTCAAACGCGAACTTCGATTTTGAAACAGGACGCACTGGCAATTTTCCCAATTCGGATGACCGGCCTTCGCGTGTGGGATGCAATCCATACAAATCTCCCTGGCACTGCGGCGACCGATGACCTCGCATTAGTCGGCACGACATTCGGCACGACAGCCCCAGTGGTGACGGCAGGCGACTGCAAGGCATTGGGAGCAACAAGCCGCTACGCTCGTTTCATGGTTGAGCTTCCCGAGTGTTATGAGGCAGGCGAAACTGTCTTGCTGTCATTATCTGCGGGCATGGTCACGACAGTTGCTTCAGTCTCCTGCACTGTCGATGTTGAGTGCTACAAAATCGACAAGATCACCGGCATCGGCTCAGATCTTTGCACGACGTCCGCCACGACTATCAACTCCCTCGTGTTTGCTGCCAAGTCATTCACAATCACTCCCTCTGGATTGACCGCTGGTGATGTCCTAGACGTACGGCTGACAATTGCGTGTAACGATGCAGCGACAGGGACAGCCGTCACGCCGACGATCGCAGGAATTGATTTACTGTGCGACATTAAGGGGTAAATATGGACGCGATCGCCGCACTCACTCCAGATCAGGCCCGCAAGCTCTGGCAGGATTATTTATCTCGCCAGCAACTAAATCCGCAACTGACCAGCAATTACCTGCAACAACGGCCAGTTGTGGGCAGATCGACAAGGCGGGTGCAAGTCGTGCTTTCTACGGATCTACTGGCGGCGGTCAACACTAAGCGAGACCCGAGCACAGCGACTGCGCGAATCCTCCGCAGAAAATCAGACGGAGACCTCACGCTATCCACAGAATCAATCACGATCGTGAATCGCTTCACGCAAATCAGTGTTGACGCTGGAACCACCGCAAAAGCCGAATGGATCGACGGCGAATGGCAACTATACGCGGCTGATTGTCCAGGCGGCTCAGCATCGTCAGGGAGCGTCTAATGTTGCTAGGATGCTGCCATTGTGGCGAAACGCCGAGCGAGTCAACTCCTCCAAGCGTAAGCCAGTCACTGCCGCCTAGCGGATCGCTCTCAGCATCTGCTTCCGCATCTGCTTCCGCATCGTTTGGAATCGCTGGCTGCAACGCTTGTGATTCAAACGTGATGCCAACGCGGTATACGATTGCATCGACGAAATCGGCCGGAAGTTTGTTTGCTGGATGTAACGCAGAATACACGGGGAATTTCACCGTGTATCACATGCCGAGCGGCTTGACACCTTTACCAAGTGCAGGGACTCCTGCCTTCCCGAACATCGGCGGAACTGATTGCCAGTTCTACAGCACGGAGTTAGCCCTGAAATTTCGAACGGCGACATGTGCTGCGACGACAAATGTCAGCGGTCGACGGTTCACCGCTTCGATAGTACGCACGGATCTTGGAGGCAGTTATCGGTACGCATTCAATGTGGCGATACAATACTGGGTCGATTTCGGCCTTGGGCCGTCATATGAGTCGATGACGTATTCTGTGCAGCAGGACGATATTCTGGTCCCAAA